CTTGCTGACCTTTTTGTCTCCGTCACTCTCTAACCAATAAGGGGGCTACTCGGCAAACCCTGCTCTATCGCAGGCTTGTTTATGACTATCATTGGCATGCATCTGATCTTTCAAGAGAATAAATGATTTCTTTAACATATGTCCTATTTGGAGTGTTAATGACATGCAGAGCACCAATCATCGCCTAAAGGTTACCATACCAATCAACAATCTACGACCCTAAAGGGTGGAGCTAAAGCTCCATTGTTGACAGGCATGGTAAGAGCTAAAGCTCCGAAGATTGGCACTCTGCCTATCTATTAACACAACCAAATATAACATATGTCAAATAAATCAATATTCTTAGAAACATCAGATACCTACCAAGGAGTAGTCAAACAAGTCAGCGATATAGCAGGGTTCACCGAGTATCCCACTCTTATTGAAATAGAGATTGACGGAGCCAGAAAGTTCATCAAACCTTGGCTCGAAGAACGCTTACCCAGAGAGTCAGCAGTGGAGGTCGTGTTAGTCGAATCAAACGGCTACACCGACTACATCGTCTACCCTCGATAAGCCCAACCAACCCAGCCCTTCGGGGTTGGGTTACTATCACACAAAAGCAACAACCCAACCTGGGTTGTTGTTCCTTTCAAAATGCTAACGCACATCCACAACTATCATATGAATACTAAGCACAACATACCACACAACACCAACCTAGGAACCACCCCCAGAATCCTCAGATACACTTACTATCACACAAAGAGATTTATGAATGTTATGAATAAAGACATCTTCTACACAATCGGCACTGTCCTCGGACTCGTGCTCTTCCCAATAGCAATACCTGTTGCTTTCACGCTCTGGTTCGCCAAGCGTTGCTACAGCGAGTACTTCGCTCGCTGTTTTTCAAAGTCTCACAAGACAAACAAAATACACCTATCACGCATCAGTCGAGACATCATCGACCGAGGCAACTGGACTAAACTCAAAGACGGCATCCACAATATAAGAGATGGCGTAGTTGATAACATTAACAACACAATCATCAAATAATTATGCTAGACTTAACTATTCCTAATCAAACTACTATCATCGACGCCTTCGTAGTGTCAGCTGATGTAGACATCACTAACAACAACGACCCAATGAAACCATTGGCTTGCACAACTGTTCTGTTTAAAAACAAAACTTCCAAAAAGTTCTGGGACCGTGACAACAAAATCCTTGGCAACAAAGGAGACACTATCACGATCGTAGTCACTACAGGCAACCGTAAAGTAGATGAAAGCAATGAAAGCTCAGAATACTACGCAGACGCTACTGTCGCACCTTCAGAATTCTTTTCAAATTAATCATATGTTAACACCTAGACAAGTGCCTAAACTGTCTACTTTTCGTTATGACAATACAACAACTAATTACTGAAACACTATCACACGAGAAATACTCAGACGAGTACAAAGCTGGCTGGCGTCAGCTTTTCCTACTAGCCAAACAACACATACGCAACAACTATCGCAAAGCACCTAGAGACATCGACCCAATACAAATCGTCGACCAATGGCTCGCCTACAACGAAATATACACCAACCATTGCGACCCCAACGATGACCTAGTCGCAGGCGATATGTCCTGTATGCAAGCACTATCACAACAACAACAAGCATTCCTCAAAGATGTGCACGACCAATATGTCTCTGCACTACGCAATGCTGACAATCGTGACTACGGCATCAAACGACGCCGTGAGTTCCTCAACATAGCTAAGCGTCTAAGCAAGTTGTACCAAGAAGAAAGTGCAACCAACATACGCTCTGTACCATTCGAAACCTACGAAGAACTTGGCAACTCTGCAGAGTTCATAGAGCCACTATCACAGACTCAGCAACACGCTAACAGACAAGAGTACCGTGAATCGTTTAATCAAGAACCAGAGTGCGACCCAGACGACAGCCATTATGTCGCAGACACAACTCGTCTCAATCGCAAAAAACCTCGTGGTAACATAGGCTTACTCAATGGTCTCTATCAACAAAGTCATCCAGAACCTACATACCGCACTCTTGACCAACGCAAGACTATGCTTCGTACACTTCGACTATCACATAACGAAGATGACATTCGTATGTTCTTTAGTCTTACCCAACCAACTCGTAACAACGAGACAAAGCAACAATGGGCAACAAAAGTCAATCGCAGACGCAGTGCCCTTAAACAAGCTATCATCGACGCTAACTACAAAGAAAACAAACACTATGAACAAACTGCTATTCGAACTTAGACTAACCTGGGACTACGACATCGTAATGCCAGTTACTATCATGACCTGCGTTATACTATACGACATTATGTACGCATTTCGTTGGCTCACCAACTCAAATTTCAGACAACGCAAAATGTCACTCAACCTCTTTCAAGTAATACTGTATCGTCAACACTTAAAGCGTGTCCTACTTCGGTAGGACACCTTTACCCAACAAAAACAATATAATACACTTACTATCACGGTTTTGTCTATACACTTATCCAATATTAAAAGAGATTAATTTATGTTATGGATGTTATCCTTATATCTTTCATTTGCTCAATCAGTTACCTTATCGTCTTGCTTAAGATGTTCGGTCTCAACTTTATCGCTCGCACTCAACTAGTGTGGGATATACTATTTACTTTTGGAATACCCTTCCTATTCCTAGGCACCTATTCAGGTATGGCTACTGCATTCCTGTCAGGTGTTTTCTTCTCAATCATGACCTTCATACTAGATGTTGTTGTACCTCGGAAACCATTGTTCAAATTTCCGTATGGTAAACAGAAAAATAGCAAAACTAGTTACGGCGTTTCTAGTCCCACTCGCTCTTGATGTATTCAAATGTGCAACCAACCGAATACTGTACAGAGTTTTACAGAGTAACAAAGGCAGGCGACGGAAACGTCATTCATAACGAAAATGGATCCCCTCTCTCTATACGAGGGAGGGGAATCCTTATGACAACAATACCAAATGAACTTGGACTACAAAATTACAGTATAGGTAGAGATTTGTCAATTGACTTTTATGGATAATACTACAATCACAATCAGATACGGAATGTCTAACTCAGTTAGTCGTTCCTTCGACGAGAATCTCACAGTAGGTTCTCTACTTCGTGACTCATCCATTCTTGGTGCTTTATCAGCACCAGAAGGTTGCGTCGCTGTTTCAAACGGTCAAACACTAAGCACTGATGCTTATGTAGCTGACTACTCATCAATCACGCTAGAACGACAAGCATCAAGTAAAGCGTAACAACAATACCAATGGTGTGTGTGAAATCCTTATATGTGACTCGAAGTGCACAGGTATCACACCGTTGGTCCCCTTTATATAACTATCATGTCAACACAACTACCGCTTCGTCAGGAAATCATTCTCGGACCTGATGGCAAATTTATCAAGCGAGAAACGAGAGAATCTGTCATCGCTGACGCAGACACAGCTATTACTGCCTGTATGCGTGACGATACTCTCCGTATGTCTAACATACCTGTATCAATCCCTGTACTAAACAGGGAGTATCAATGTTACTATGCACACAACTCTGGTGTCAATCCAGAACATTGTTATGCATTCGTCAATCTAGATGACGGTTTTCCGTTACCTGGTGCAAAATTCAGACAAACAGATAATCAAGATCTATATGAACTGTATATACTAAGTGACTCAGAAAGACGAGGCGAACGATCTGAACCTGAGGATGTTGTTCAACCATCTGATATGGTTATGTACAACAACACTGACTACTCTATGTGGATGATGATTAGATTCAACTGTCGCTATCTCGGTAGTAAGACTGCCAAGCTACAACAAAGTAGAGACCCAATGACTGCTTATTTGTTTGGTATACACAAAGCATCAAGAAACATTGTTACCTTCAATCTACCTAACATCTATGACGACGGTAGACTATGCGGTGGTGGAGACTTCAGAGATGAACGACTAATAGAAAATAATATGCCTATTCAGTACTTACAAACAGCAGTAACCAATCTAATGAATATAATGTTTAAATCACCATGTAATCGTGACTTGTTTTATTCAGAACTAGTCAACGCTCATGCTTGGTGGTACAAAAGAGACAATGAGTTTGCTACTGTACCAACAAATGCAATGACAGACTTCGACGAAGACTACAAACCACACGGTCGTTTCTTCCAAGATATTACTAACTCTAACCTTATAGATTTCGCATCATGTCTACAGTCTACAACAAACTAATTCAAAAGCCTAGTGCTGATACATCATTGCGTTATGCATTTCAATATGCAAATGACAATCCAGGTCAAATGGTTGCATCACATCATATGCAAAACCTATCTAATGAACTCGACAATGAGAACAAAAGATTGGCTGATGAACACGAGATTGACCACGGTCTTGAAAAAAACGAACTGCGTATTCTATTTAAAATACTAGGTCGTCATTATGATTCCGACACTGGTGTTGGTCGTAAGCGTGGTGCAATACTTCGTTACATTAAACACTTCAAAGAAACACAACACAAACCAGCTAAAGTAACTGGTCAACAACTTCACAAATATCTAAAACGCAATGGCTAAACCAAAACTAAAAGCACTAATCGTAGGTGCTGGTGGTGTTACATCGTACATGCTACCAGCCCTCAAGAACAGCTTCGACTTAGAGCTTGTTCTCATTGACGGAGACACACTAGAGAAAAAGAATCTAGACCGTCAATTGTTCCGTACTAATCATGTCGGACTCAACAAAGCAGTCGCACTAGCAAAGACTTATACTTTCAACAAACACAATTGCAGTGTTATACAGCAATACTTTGACAGCGATATGCTAGACACTGAGTACAATTACTGGTTCCAACAAGCTGATGTACTCATCGCTGCTGTTGACAACCATCCTGCACGCAGAGCGTTACTTGAGACTGCCAAAGACCTAGACAAACCATGTCTTGTTATGGCTAACGAGTATTCAACAAGTCAAGCATTCATGTATGTGCCACACTTAGAAGCACAGTATCCAATGATTAATCCATTTCTTAGGTATCCTGAGTTAGCAACATCTAATGAAGGGTCACCCATCCGCTGCCAAGGCGACGCACTAGAAAGTACACCACAACTTGCCATTGCTAATCAAGTTAGTGCGTCCCTTGGTAATTATTTACTACACTTGTGGGCACCATACTTACTTGATGACCAAGAGCGTGGCGACTGGTATCCTGTCGAGTATCAAACAACCTTCAGTAAGCTAGAAACTATTACACTAGCAGATCTGTCTAACATAACCGTACCATCCTATGTCTAAAAAATATTATGTCTTATCACAAAACGACCTGTACGAAGAAAAACGACATCCTTTGTTTACTACGTATCAAAAAGTCGAGCTACCTAAATACGAAGAACTTAGCCCAGAGTGGAACGGTAAGAAGATACCGTTAACCATGTGGCAAGAGATTCTTGCTTTCATGAAACACAGTTATGATGTACTCAAGTCAGAGACTATGTTGTTCTTGTATTACGACGAGAACAAAAAGCAACCTTGGTCTTTCTGGGTACCACCCCAGATTACCAGTGGTATGACTGTTAAATCTGACCCAGAGCACATCAACTTCCAAGTACAGCGTGCACAACATCCAGACATTATGTTTGGTACTGTACACCACCACTGTAGTACATCTGCATTCCAATCTGGTACAGACGAAGCCGACGAGACAAACCGAGAAGGCTTTCACTTTACTATTGGTAATCTTAACAAACCTACTGACATTGATATCCACTTCCGTTGGTGTCTTGACAACGAGTGTCACGAGCTTGATGACTTATCTATGGTCATTGACGGTGCAATGTCTCCATTCAAAAAGAATATAGAACTGACTGACGACATGCTTGCAGTAGAACAGGACTACATGAATCAACAACTGTACAAGATACCTGATCTTACTAAGTTTGACTTCACTAGTTATATGGACAATGTATCTAAACCAAAGTTTCCAGCATACACTACTAAATCAAAAGCTAGAAGTATTGGCTACTTTGACACAAACTCTTGGTGGGATGATCACCCATACAACAAATCAACATCAAAAAAAAACTCTACAGAAAGCGAGGTCATAAGTGAGTTGGATGTCGTTGATGAGATGGTGTTCAATTCTTTATACGATTATGAGTTTGAAGAAAAGCTTCTTGATTATGTTACACAAACTGGTGGCGATGATGCAGAAATCTCAACCATCAGAACAGGACAGATCGAAGACACTCGCATTGCTCACCACATGTACTCAGCGTACATCAAACAAATCACATGTCCATTCTACAAATTGGTTGATAAACTTCTTGACAAATATTCAGGACAGTTTGGTATTGACAAGCAACAGCTTGTTATCAAGCTTGAGGAATATCAAAATGAAGAACGAATCACAATTTAACAAATGGCTAACAAAACAATTTTATGAAACATTTAATAAACACATTACGGTGCAACGCATCGAAACTAGTACAGGGAATGGAGTCCCTGATTTGCTCATTCTCACGCAGGATAAGACTTGGCTTATTGAAAGTAAGTTCGAAACTACTAGGCTCAGACCAGAGCAAAAAGCGTGGCAAATAAAAGCTAACGCTATCCCAACTAACGCAGTAGTGGTAACATTGTCTGCATATCCCAAAACTAAACGACTTGTTGTTCAAAGGTACAGTGTATACAATCATGACAAAAGAGAGTTCGTTCTTGATAATGAGGGTTTTAAAGAATTTATTAACTATTTCCAACTCGTTCCCAAGCTGGCTTAGCCACAAAGGGAGCCTTAGAAACTCTGCGACGCCACACTGCAGTGAACAAATTGTGTGGTCTGGACATCGATGCACAACAACTGATGCAGTTACGTTCTCATCATCTATCCAGATAACCTGGGGCAACCCAGCCAATTTATATTATGTACGAAACAAACAGTGAATCGATAAAAAGAATCTTTAAGATGATGGACGCAAAAGCTCCTGAACTCTACAAACAAGATCCATATTATGAGTATAAATCAAGTAGCTGAGCAATGCAATAGACTAACGGACTCATACGAAAAAAGACTCAAGAAGAAATAGATGCAGAATGTGCAAAGAAACCTTGGCTCAAGATGAACAAAGTAATAAGAAAGAACGAAGAACTAAACGATGCAGATACCTCTGTTTGAACCAAAGACTAATTGGGTTCCGCCAGCAATACTTCCCTGAACTAGGTACCGTCATTTCAATTGACTTAGAAACTAGTGACCCTAACATTAAAAAGTCAGGTCCTGGTTACAAAAGAAACGATGGTTTTGTGGTTGGTGTTGCGTTGGCAGATAAACACCAACACGTCTATCTACCGTTCAACCACTTCGGTGGGGACAACCTAGATAAAGATATAGTGCTTTCATATGTAAAGAGTGTAATAAAGTGTGCAGATGAAATCATAATGGCTAACGCCACTTATGACCTTGGCTGGCTAGAGACTTTAGGCATAAAGGTCTCTTGCCCAGTCAGGGATGTACAAGTAGCAGAAGCACTTATTGACGAAGAAAAGTTTTCTTATTCGTTAGACTCAATTGCAAAGAAATACTTAAAGAAAGGAAAGAAAGAAGATGGACTGCAACAAGCAGCAAAAGAATACGAAGTATCAGCTAAGTCAGAAATGTGGAAGCTACCTGCTAGACATGTCGGCAAGTACGCTGAAGCAGATGCTAGACTTACATATGATGTCTACCAACACCAAATACCAGTTCTTAAAGAAGAAGGACTTTGGGACGTCTGGGACCTAGAATGTGAACTCATACCTGTACTTGTATACATGTCACGTATGGGAGTACCTGTTGACCTAGACGCAGCAGAACAATTCAACAAAGATCTTAAAGTCAGAGAGAGTGCGTTATTGAATGAGTTTAAACACTTAGATATATGGTCACCACAACAGCTTGGTAAGTACTGCGAAAGTTTAGGACTACAAGTCCCAAGAACAGACAAAGGTAATTACTCAGTAGCAAAAGATTTTCTTAATGCCTGTGAACACCCTCAAATAAAAAAGATACAAGAGGTCAGGTCAATCAATCGTCTTCGCAAAGTGTTCGTCGAAGACATAATCCTTAATCAAAATCATAATGGCAGAATCCACGCAGACTTCCGACAAACAGCCTCTGATGAAGGCGGTACAAGATCTGGACGATTGTCTTCATCAAATCCTAACATGCAACAAGTGCCAAAGCGTTCGGAAATTGGAAAACGAATACGATCGCTTTATATTGCAGAGCCTGGTAGGCTTTGGTGCAAGGCTGATTACAGCAGTCAAGAACCAAGACTGCAAGTGCATTACGCATTACTTGGACAATTTGGAAGACCACTACCAGGAGCAGAACAAGCACTAGCAGCATTCAACAACGGTGAAAAACTATATACATTCTTTGAGAAAACGACTGGCTTACCTTACGACACCTGCAAAATGCTTTGCCTTGGGATTTCATATGGGATGGGTAAGCAGAAAATGGCAAGGACACTTGGGATCTCAGATGAACTTTGCACGTCAACAATGCGAAAATTTAATAAAGAAGCTCCGTTCCTAAAAATACTCTTTGACAATGTAATGAACATGGCAAGTAAACGTGGCTACATCAAAACTATACTTGGTCGTCGTGCACGCTTTGACTTCTGGACTTGTAGCTTTGAAGACAAACCAGTTAAAACATATGGTCATGCTAAAACTAAATGGGAAGACAAAGAAATATTCCGTGCCTTCACATCTAAAGCACTCAATAGACTTGATTCAAGGCTAGTGCTGCTGACCAAGCCAAAGTTGCAATGGTCCATGCTTACAAAGCTGGCTTTGACTTACGACTACCAGTACATGATGAGATAAATGCTATGGTTAGTAATGAACAAGAATCAAATCAACTAAAAGAAATTATGGAACAAGCAATACCTCTCAAAGTCCCAGTAATAGCGGACATAGACTTAGGACCAACCTGGTGTTAATATGGAAACAACATTCACAGTAACAGAAACATACCAAGTAACTGCAACCACAGATGCTCAAGTAGCACATGCTGTTAGCAGTCAAGACTTTTCAAATGTCGAAATTGACTTAGACAAAAGAACTATAACAATAGAACCAAACTTATGAGTGATTCAATACTAATAGAAGCTGCACGCCTTGTAGATGGCGACAGACAGTCAGACTATGGTCATCCACAAGATGACTTTAAACGAATTGCGACCATATGGTCGACACTTCTTGAAAATAAACTAAATACAGACTTGACTTCCAGTGAGGTCGGTGCAATGATGATCGCCCTCAAGTTATCACGAACTGCATTTAAAAACAAAAGAGATAACTGGATTGACATAGCAGGATACGCACACTGTGCTGATCTTTGCACAACCTATAAAACCAATGACTGAAGAAAATAAAGAAGAAGACTTAATATTAGTTGACTCAGATTTTGAACTAACATCTGAACCTGAGTACACTAAACCTAGAGACATTAACATGTCAGAGCTTAATACAGATTAGCTGACGAACTAGATGCTCTTGAAGCTAAAATCTCTGAAACAGAGGTTGAGCTTTCAGTACTTAAACAAGCACGCAAAACAATTGCTGAAGACAGTCTACCAACTCTTATGGAACAAGCAGGTGTTGATACACTTAAGCTAACCAATGGTAGAAAGATTGAGATCAAAGACTTTGTTGATGCTCGTATTACAGATCCTGCTGTAGCGTTTAACTGGCTACGAGACACTAACAACGAATCCATTATCAAAAATGAGATTAGTGTTAGTCTTGGTCGTGGCTGATGACGCTATTGCACAAGACATCATAGAAACTTTAAAACAGCAATATGAAGTAGAAGCCGCTGTCAAAGTCGGCATCCACAACATGACGCTCAAGGCTTTCTGTCGTGACGCACTGGACAATCCAGAGCTGGCAGAGACTTTGCCCAAAAAAGCATTTGGTATCTACCAAGGCAAACGAGCAAAGATAAACTAAGAAACAAAGAAATAAGAAATTATGGCGTTTGATATAACTAAAGTATCAGGACAAGGCACAGAGAACCTAGACTCAGGTTCTGCTATGCCATTCATTAGGATCCTTCAGGATCTGTCTCCTCAATTGAAGAAACAAAAAGACGAATATGTAGAGGGGTCAGAAGCTGGCGATTTATTCTTTGCCAAGAGTAAATCAGTCCTAACAAAACCACTAAGTATTATACCTGTATATACAAAATCAGTATACACTGAGTGGATTCCACGCAACAAGGGCGGTGGCTATGTAGCTACACATCCTTTAAACATTGTAACAAACTCTAAGTATGAGAAAGGTAGAGAGCGTCAGTATGACGAATGGCTCGGTGACAACGAGTTACGCTTTACCACATACTGGTTTGTACTGGCTCAGATTGACGGTGTATGGGAAGAAGCAATCATTCCGTTTACTTCTTCACAACTTCGTGTATCTCGTAAATTAACCTCAGATATCAATAGATTCAAATATGATGGCGAACACTCCACAGTCGTACCACCGTTGTACGCACAAAAATGGGAACTCTCGACAGTTCTGGAAACAAGCAAGAATGGCGATGACTACTACAACTTCGAGTTTAGTAAAAATACTGTTCTTGACTTTGAAGCTGACGAAGAAGCTCTTACGTTCGCTGCTGCTGGTTACGCTAAAGCTGGGGATACTCCTCTCCTGCAAACTGCTGAAGAGCCTAAACTACTTAATACGAGCACAGATGTGGCTCCATTCTAAAGTAAAATAATATATATATGTTTCCCTGGGGGCTTATGCCCCTAGGGTTTTTTTTCTTTTTATGATACCAATTACTGAATTAGCAATAAAATTTAAAGACCTGTTTGTCTGCAACCCCAATGTACATGGGCAGACTATGTTAACAGGCAAAGTACGAGACAGAGATGGCAAACAAGATTCAAAATCATTTCTTGTAAAATCAGAACCAACTGTAGAAATATGGGAACAACACCTGTCTGGTAAGAAACTTATTGGCACCACTCCAATACTTGACAATAACAAAGTAGGCTGGGGTTGTCTTGATGTAGATGTATACCAGAATAAAAACACAATAGAACAAATACACACAGCCATATACGAACATGACCTACCGTTCACAGTGTGTAGGTCTAAATCTGGTGGTGCTCATATTTACTTGTTTGTAGCAGAAGCTATATCTGCAAAAAGTATGATTGACAAACTAAAATCTTTTTCAGCTTTCTTTGGTCAAGGCGTGTGTGAAATATATCCAAAGCAACCTAAAATCGGTAACCGTAAAGACGACAGTAAATATGGTAACTGGTTAAACATGCCATACTCTGGTACACCCACACTACAATATGCGATGGACGGCAACAAAAAAAGTCTAAACGCAGAAGAATTTATTCAGTACATAAAAAATAAAAAACTAACAAAGGAACAGTTTGATCTACTTTCTGTTCCTGCGTTAGCTGAAGAACTGCTACCTGAAGGACCCCCATGTCTCAACTACATATTCCAACACAGAACTAAAGAATCTGAGAATCGTAACATTACACTGTCTAATGTAGCTGTGTACTTAAAGAAAGCAGAACCTACTGAGTGGAAAACACAAGTACATAAATTTAATAAAAAGTTTTCTGACCCATTACCTGACAAAGAAGTAGATGCAATTGTAAGCTCATACGAACGAAAAGACTATAAGTATCAATGTGCACAAGAACCACTATGTCGTTATTGTGATGCTAAACTGTGCGGACAACGAAGACACGGCATCGGAACAGAAGAGTTCTTACCCAACAACAGATCACTTACACAATTAAAAAGTGACCCACCATTGTGGTTCTTAACACTAGATGATGAAGAAATACAATTAACCACAGCAGAATTTGACATATTTAACCAATTTAACCAAAAAGTAATGGAACGGTTATTGTTTAAATACCCACCAATCAAACAAGAAGATTGGATTAAACAACAGAATTTGTTGCTAAAGAACTGTACACAAATTGATGTACCGTTCGAAATGACACCTGTAGGACAGTTCGTAGAGTATCTGTCTATGTTTTGCTCAAGTGCAAGCGATGAAATAGATCATATACGAAACGGACCAGTCAAGCAAGCGGATGGGTGGTATGCTTTTTCGAATGATTGACTTAAAAGAGTACTTAAACCAACAACGGTTTTCAGAGTTGCCAGATAACAAATTGTTGTCCACACTCAAAAGAACACTTAAAGGTGACACTACTCGTGTTGCAGTTAAAAGAACACAAATAAGGTGCTGGCGTGTACATAAAGATATCTACATCTTGACACTTCACTACCAATGCCAGACTTAAACAATGACGATTCCTATTAGATTTTATAATGTTATTGCAATGATTGAGTCTGCGTCAAGATCCTAGAGCATTGGAGATAACTGGAAGCACTTGGTATGTTACAAATGCATGCTGATATGTACAAGACGCTGCAGAACTATGCTAAGAAAACTGGGTACATGAAGATGCTTTTGAGAACTAAAATCTATAGAAATATTTCGTGCTTACATGAATCGCTATGCTACAGAAGAAAGACTGGGAAGACCAGTTACTCTAGAAGATATAGCTCGTATACACAACGGTGGACCTAATGGGTACAAAAAACAATCAACAATACCATACTGGAACAAAGTAAAATGTCTGATGGAAAAACAACAATCTATGTAGCAAGTGCTGGCACTGGTAAGACTACTACCCTTATTAACAAACTAGAAGAATGCTTAGAGCATACAGATCCTAGTAAAGTATGTTTTACAACCTTTACTAAGTCAGGTGCACAAGAAGCTATTGATCGTGTTGTTGCTAAGTTTGATTGCAATGAAAAAGACTTAGAAGGTTTCAGCACACTGCATGCTTATTGCTACAGACGTATTCCTCGTAAACAAATGTTGAACAGAGAAGACTACAAAATTATGGGAGAACTTATAGGTCTTACCATAACAGGTAGTTTAGCTACAGCAACATCTTGGCAAAAAGACACCAGTTTCTTTTCTAATCTAAAAGGAGATAAACTTTTATACTACAATGGTCTTATGCGTAACATGTTATGTTCCGAAGAAGAAGTGTTAGCCCAACAGATAGATTCATCAATTTCTACAAAAGAATTTGTTGATTTTAATGAGTTTTATTATAAATATAAGTATGAGAAAAATAAATATGACTTTACAGATCAGTTGGAAGTTTTCAATAACAGTGAACACACTCCCAAAAACGATTATCTTTTTGTTGATGAGAGCCAAGACTTAAGTCCGCTGCAATGGCAAGTTATTAACAAACTATCTACAAAGACTAAGCACACATATATAGCAGGCGACGACAAACAAAGTATTTACAAGTTTTCTGGTGGTGACCCTAAGTCGTTAATAGAAAAAGAAGGAAACCGAATCGTATTAGATGAAACCTATAGACTACCTTCTAAGGTATTAGAATATGCCGAGACAATAACAAGTCGCATAGAAAACAAGCAAGAATATACAGTAAAGAGTCATAAAGATGGCGGTGGTGTGCATAGAATTAGGTCGTTAAATGAATTAGATTTAAATGATGAGTCATGGTTGTTTCTAGCAAGAAATAGGGCACTTCTACGAATCTATGAAGATTTCTTAATAAAAAGACGTATTTTATTTATCTCATCTGGAGAGAGTTCATTATTTAATGAAGATCAAATCAATTATATATTGTTATGGGAAAAGCTTAGACTAGGTTATAAGTTCAAAGCACAACAACTAAAAGTACTCTATAATAACTACTTACCTTCTGGAGCAGTTATTGCTAGAGGTGCTAAAAGTTTATTAGATTCTATGCCTGATCACGAACTATATGACAAAGTAGACTTAGTAAATAACTTTGGTCTTAAGTCAATAGCTAAATGGAACAAAGTATTTAAATTAAACGATGTAACAAAAGAAGTCTTGTTAAAAGCAGAAGCCGAGGACCGACTTGACAAATGCACTAATATAGAAGTTACTACTATTCACGCATCTAAAGGTAGAGAAGCAGACAACGTAGTAGTCCTACCAGACTTAACAACACTTACAGCCGCAGCATACAAAAAAGACCCAGACAACGAACACCGTGTATTTTATGTAGCTGCTACAAGAGCTAAACAAAACTTGTTCCTCTTGTACCCATACACTTCCAAATTTTATAATTTATGATATATAAAACCAAACCTCTAAAACACCAAGAACAAGCAGTAGATAGATTTATTAATGAAAAGTATGGAGCTCTCTTCTGTGAGATGGGTACTGGTAAATCTAAAATAATCTTAGATGTCATACAAAACTCTAAGGCACCAGTATCTGTATTAATTGTAGCACCAAATGGTTTACACCATAACTGGGCACGTAATGAAATACCTAAACATGTAGAAAAATCAGATGTCTATTGTTGGAATGGACCTCCTAACAGTAAAAAACGTAAGCAAGAACTAAATGCATTTTACAATTTAGAATCATACAACAAGTTCTTTCTTATCAACATAGAAGCATTACGTACTAAGTCTGGCTTTGACTTTGCACTTGCATTCCTTGTAGGAGCTGGAAATACAGAACGCCACTTTATTGTAGATGAGTCTACCTGTATCAAGAATCCAAAAGCACAACAAACAAAAGCTGTGATGAAATTAGCTAAACAAGCTGAACGGAAATGGATACTTAATGGTACACCAATAACACAAGGTCCTTTAGACCTATACAGTCAATGTAAATTTCTAGATGATAACAGTATACCAGAAAAAACAATGACTACATTTAAACACGCATATGCTGTTGAACGTACAATGACTATGGGCAACAGATCCTTTAATAAAATTGTAGGTTACCAAAACTTAGACAAGCTAACTAAAAACATAGAACCATTTAGTCTGCGTTTAGAAAAGAAAGACTGTCTAGACTTACCAGAAAAAACATTTACTCCACTATATGTAGAGCTCACGCCAGAACAAGAACGTGTTTATAAAAATATTAAAGACGATTGTATTGCATTATTAGAAGGTGATATGGTTACAACTACACTTGCACTCACAAAGATTATAAAGCTACATCAAATACTAACTGGTTTTGTTATTACTGACGGAGACCTAACAGTCGACCTTAAAAACAACCGTATCGCAGCACTACAACAAATAGCAGAAACTGCTAAACCACTTGTTGTGTTCTGTGCCTACAAACACAATGTAAAACAAATAAAAGATGCACTGCCTGACCTAAACATTGTAACATACACTGGTGAGGACAACACAACATCTAAAAATCAAGCTGTGTTAGATTTTCAAAACGGTGTCGCTGATGTGTTCGTTGGTACAAGTGCAGCTGCTAAGGGCTTGACATTGACCAGAGCGTCCACTATGGTCTATTACAGTAACAACTATAGTCTAGAAACTCGTTTGCAATCTCAAGACAGAATACACCGTATTGGTCAAGATTGTAAATGTACTTACATAGACCTAGTAGTACCAAAATCAATAGACGAAGTAATTTTAAAAAGACTAAAAGAAAAGAAAGAACTTTCTAGTGAAGTTCTTGATGACCTAATAGACATAATTAAATCATGACAAAAACAGATCGTATTAAAAAGTACATACAAAAGTACCCTGAACATGGTAACCGTACCATTGCAAATCTAGTAGTAAAAGAACACCCTAACCTATTTCCAACACTAGAAGCAGCACGATCTTGTGTACGACGTATACGAGGTAACCTTAGCAATGCTCAAAGAAAGTATGCAGACCCAGAACTTAAAAGACCAAACGGAAAAGCTGGTGAATACAAACTACCAAAATCTCTTAATAGAAAAAAATCAATAGTTAAGATACCTGATGGGACTACTCTTATCTTGTCTGATGTGCATGTACCATATCATGATGTGGACTCTTTGGAGTGTGCTCTTAATCACATTAAGAACCCTACAAATATTTTACTTAATGGTGATGCGGTTGATTTCTTTGCTGTAAGTCGTTGGGAAAAAGACCCTGATGCTAGAGACCTAGCTGGTGAATTACAAGCTAGTCGTCAGTTCCTTATGCACCTAAGAGAGCGTTTCCCAGAAGCTAATATTTACTTTAAAATCGGCAACCACGAAGAACGTTGGGAAACATACCTGTGGCGTAAAGCCCCTGAGATATGTGGTGTACCAGACTTTAAACTTTCCAAACTACTACGGTTTGAGGAACTTGGCATAGAGGAGATCGGAGGTCGCCAGCTTGCAAAAGCTGGTGGTCTTTGGATCTTGCATGGACACGAGTTCCCTGGAGCATTTGATCCTGTTAACTTTGCTCGTACTCTACAAGTAAAAACTGGATGTTGTACCATCGCTGGTCATAAGCACAAGACCAGCCAACATTCCGTCAGGAGGATGAATGACGATACTGTCAGCTGCTGGAGCATCGGCTGTCTCTGTGATCTCAACCCTGACTATATGCCTGTGAATCAATGGAACCTCGGTTTCGCTGTCGTCACTCACACAGGCAAAAAATTCAGCGTGGACAATTACAGGATTGTTGATGGAGAAGCCCATCGTTAAGAAGCAAATATTGGTTCTAGGTTAAGAACATTTTCAATGCCTTGAGTACCAGTTCTTCTGTGGTATACTGTTGCACCATTGTGAGTTGTTGTCCAATAATTTACTGGGATCTTAATATATGAGCCACCTAAAAACGTATAAGTATTACTAGCATCAGGAGCTTGGTGACCATAAGGACTAGCAGTTTGTGCATAAAACATTCTATTAAAGAACTCCTGCATAGTAGATAAACCAAAAGTAAAACCTGTACTACCACCTCCTGGGTTCCAAGAATACCCTGACCAATAACCAAAAGCACTCTGATTTGCCATATACTTGCTTGGTACTTCCCCACTATTAAATATTATTGCATCAGTTTCACTATTTTTAAAAGGTTTTAATGATATATCATGCGTATAATCAAATTTAAAACCACTAAAGTCAGATGTTACAGTTTCAACATAACTGTCTCCATACCCATCATCATTTCTCCACCTATTTCCTACCACTGCATCACCGTTTGTTATATCTGATTGATATGCATAGGCTGTAAGATTAGTTCGATACGTAGCTCTACCTAGCCATTCATGCTCCTCTGCCTTATAACCTCTATTATCCAAAGAGTAACCAGCTCTTTTTCCGTAATTGTTGTGTGCATTTGTGTTTACAGATGAAGGATCATCCTTGTGAAAATTAGGAACCCACTGCCGTGTCTCATCGGTAGCTGCTGTATTCCAAGCCCAACCACTGTGTTTGGCAAATAACATAAGTTCATTTATTGGTTGATTATAAAAAGGGTAATGGTCGTAACCAGTGTTTGTACTAACATTCACAAGTGAGCCGTAATTATCAGTAATTGCTATGTTAGCTGTTTGTAGTTGTGTTAATCTGCTTTCGAATGTGTTATTAGGAAACGAAATAGTTGTTTGGTCAGCTAAATTATTGCGTACCCCTGTAAACTTATAATAAAACTGACACACTTCTTCTATTGTAAAACCTTCAACATCTGGTAAATGTACAACTCGAACACCAGGAGAAATTAAATACTCATCAAGAGAAAAAGATTGATTCCTCAGGTAGTATTTCCCATTAGTAAAATACATTAAAAATCTCTGTGAATTTAATGAATTTAATGAATTTAAAGAGTCGAAACCATATTCCGAAGGGCTGTTTGTAATGTACATAGGTAGTGCATTAAAACCTTGCTGCGTCCAAATATCATGAACTGTTTGGTTAGGAGCAAAGTAACCATAAGGTTGACTTTGGAATCCATGATGTGCTAAAAACTCTGGCATTATTCATCTGGGTTACTTAGTAAAGTTGGCATCCAATATTTAGTAGGTACACCATTCTCTAAAGTAACAAACTCTTTCCATACTGTGCCATCAGGTAAACCACTACCACCACCACCAAGACCTGTAACTTGTCCTACAACAATCTCACCTTTAAGCTTAGAAGCGTCTAAAAACAAATCACCTGTTACTTGATCAATGTCAAGAAGCAAATTCAAAGGATTCCCTACTGGGTTACCATCGGCATCTACCTGTGAAACAACGTGCTCAATGTCAATATTAATGTTACCTGTTAGCTTACTTACAATGATATCAATATCAGAACCAGATAATTGGTTCACATCAATATTAATACCAGCAATGTTTTCAGTAGGTATTGTGCCTGCAAAACCATCCATGTTTTCAAGGTTTAAAGTACCACCAGTAATACTACCAGCATCAATAGTAAGATTACCATTTAAATCAACAAAGTCTAAGTCTGCACCAAGAAGCTCAAGATTACTATTTGTAATTGGTAACCGATTAGCATCAATTGTACCACCAGTAAGTTGGTTAACATCAAGAGTTATGTTTGAAGGTAGTGTACCAGAAGATAATTCAGATAAATCTAAATTTAAACCAGTAAGAGTTACATCTGTTAAGTTAATTTCGCTGTTGTCATCAACCTGTAAAAAATTTAAACTTGCTGCTGCACTCTCAACTTCTTGGGTAAAGTTTTCAATGTGTGTATAATTTAGTCCCACTATACCCACATCGTTAGCACCAGTACCAACACTTATGTCTCCATTAGCATCTACAAAGTTTAATTGACTAGCATCAATATTAGCTGTTAAGTCAGCAACTCTGTCGGTAAGACCATCAACACTTGTGTGGCTAAAACCAGAAACATTAAAATTAGTTAAGTCTAAAGTACTGTTTGTAATCCCTTCAAACGTAATCGTACCAAGTGCTGCTGTAAGTTTTTCATCGAAGTCTGAAATGTGTGTAGAAGTTAATCCAAGATTAGATTGACCACTAACAGTTACATCAGTTAATGATAAGCTACCACCAGAAATATCACTAAAGCTTAGTGTCCCTATAGCACTTGTTACTGCTGCATTAAAATCATCAGTTCCAATGTGGTTTGCAATATCGAACCCAGTAACAGTCATACCTGTGAAGTTAATCTCAGAATCAGTTACATTACTTAATTGAAGCCCAGCTGCAATTGATGACACTTCTGTATCAAAATCAGATATAGCTGAATGAGGAACAGATAAACCAGATACAGCTACACCTGACAAATCCAAAGTACTGTTTGATATGTCAGCAAATCCCATGGTACTAGCCACTGATTCTATTTTGTTGTCAATGTTACCTATTTCGTCAGCATCTATCGATAATCCAGCAACATTAAAATCAGTAAGATCTATGTCCGACCCATCAATCGCAAGAAAGTTTGTACCTCCTAGCACAGTTGTAATCCTATTATCAAAGTCTGTAACTTGAGACGCTGTTATACTTAAACCTGTTTGATCAATACGTTGAAGAGACAGTGTACCATCAGTTATGTTGTTAGCATCAAGTGAAGCTGCTGCTAAATTTGATGTGATATTTAAATTAGGTAACTCTTGTGGTATAACAACTTGGTTTATAACATAAGAGTCAACTGCATTACCGTTTTCATCTATTTGGGTTTCAGTTACAGCTACTCCATTGTTAGTCTTCAATAAGTCAGCTATTTGTGTAATTGCTAGGCTAATGTCTGTTTCAACGAGACGTGCTGCTGGTATAGTACCATCAGTAATAACATCAGCATGAATTGTTATATTACCAGAGGATGTGATATCACCTGTAATAACATTTGTGTTAATCGCTAAGTCACCTTGGAATTGATTAATGAAATCTTGTTTCTCTGAAGAACTAGAAAAAGTCAAAGCTCCTGTCATTATACCTATATCCATCTTAAGAGCGTTGTTTTCAATTAACGCACCTGTAAGCACACCAACATCACTGTCCATGTTACCAATAGGTAGTATAAAGTCTGCATTCAAGTTACCTACATCAATAGACAAATCCCCAGAGCTATTACCTAAGGATACAGAAACACCACTGTTTATTGCATTTTGGAAATCAGCGTGCCCAGTAAATGTTGACATATCAAAGTCAGATGTAATAGCCTCTGCTTCAATTGTAATATTACCAGAGTTACTAGCAATACGAGCGTCAACTGCTGTATTAACTGCGTTCTCAAAGTCTGTACCTAAATCACTTACACTAAAATTAGCTTCAATGTTGTTAGCATCAATCTTATAGTCTGCTAAAATTATACCTGCTTGATTTGTAATAGCTTGGTTAATAGCAGTCTCGAAAACACTTCCCATACCATCAACAGTAAAGTTAGCACTGATATTATTAGCATCAATTGTATATGATCCAAGGTCTTCTGCTACTACATTTGATATAGCTTCATTAAGTGTTTGTCTGAATGTACTGCCCTCTGCTCCATAATCCTCAATAGTTAGATCAGCGTCAATGTTGGCAGCATTAACTGTGTAAGACTCTAATGCACCATTTACCTGGTTTTGTATAGCCGCATTGACAGTGTTATTTAAACTATCGCTGATATCTGACAAGGTAGTTATTGCTGATAAATTATTTGTAGTAATTGTGTAGTTCTCTAACGTACCATCTACAATGTTTTGTAATGGTGTATTAATAGCTTGCATGATGCCTTCATTTACACCAGTCCAATTAAATTCAGGTGATACCTCATCTGCTACTATACTTACGCTTCCTAAAACTCCAGTAACCATGTTCTGGAATCCGTTAAGATTCGTAGCTGATATGTCAATACCAGCAACTGTATTAGCAGAAAGACTTAAGTTGTTGATTGTATCAACATTGTCCATTGATATGTTGCCAATCTGATTAGCTGATATAGTGCCTGTTACATGATCAGCATTTATGAATAAATTACCTATGTCTGTAATATCATCAAGAAAAACTGCAACATCACCAGTAATAGAGTCAAAATCTAAAGTGAGTTGGTCTAAATCACCAATCTGATCTAGGTCAACACTAATACCTAAAGCTTCTATTTGCTCTTTTGTAAGGTTAACAGACCCAGAGCCAGAGCCAGTAAAGTTTGATAAAGCTTCTGCCACAGCTCCAGATGTAATAAGTGCTGATGAGTCGCCCACAGGAGCACCATCAGGAGTCGCTACTTTTTCAAGGTACTCTTGTATTTGTGCTGCTGTATAAGGTAATGGGTAATTAGACAAAACGAATAACAGTTAAATTTATTTGATTGTAGTCACTTTTATTTATAAGGACATCCAAATCAGAAGCGTTAAAAAAGGAACTTAAGTTTTTAATAATGTCGGTACCACCGCCTACACCTGCCAGAGCAGTGTCTGAATACGTTCCTGTAACCAAGTACTGAGCATCGTCATTAGCTATTAAGTTTAATGTCAGTTCGTTACCAGCTCCGTTTATGCTAACGTTTATACTAGCATTGTTATGTAAATTTGTAACTGTAGCGGCAGCAGAATCACCATCCCAAAAAATATTAGAAACAGTAGCTCGGTTTTGGTCTAACACATAATCTCTAATTGCTGCTGTAGTTGCGACCTTATCATTACTTATGTTGGTTGCAATTCCTTCATTTTGGTCAACAAGAGTGTTGTCACTAAAAGTGGCAGCAGTGATCTTTGGACCGTTGTTCAAGCTTCCTTGGATAGCTGCACCAATATATGTGTGTAAGTTACTACTAGAGATAAAATAACTACTGGCAGGAGTAGGTACTTGGTCAACAGTGACTGATGTGTCTACTAGTTGTAAGGCAGCCTCAATTTGGTTACCTGTTAAATCTATGATTTTATTAGCCATTTAGCATTTCCATTTTCTAAGAGCAAGAGCTTTTCTAGTAGGGCGACCCTGTGAATCTTTCATAGGACCCTTGACTCCACCCATTCTGGCACAAAAAGATTTCTTTCGTGCCTTAGCCTTACCTGTTGGGTTAGACTGAGTGACAGGTGCTTTAAGGTTAGCACCCTCCTTAGCTTTAAAGTGTCTACGACCTGCGGCAGTCAAACCACCTGACGGACTTTTATGCTGTTTTCTCATTTTTTGTATTTAAGTTTTTTTTGTTTCTTTTCCTCTTTACGAGCCGCTTCCATACCTCTTTTTGTATAGCTGAATTTTTTTCCGTTTACTTTAGGCATAATTACTTAACTGTTGCACTACCAAAGTAAAACGATATAATACTTATAATAGCTGTTTTGATTTCTGGTAGGATAATATATCCATGTAAAGTTTCGTAAGTTACGCCTTTAGAAAAGCCGAACCACTTACTATATTCAGTAGCAACAGTAACTCCTTCTTCACTGTGTGCTAAAATAAATGGTGCAATAATAACACCGAACAAAACTGTAAAGACTATAACACGTCTAGTCCAAGCACCAAAGGAATCTACCCTAGCTGCTGCTGCATCTGCACTATCGTCCGATGCTTTTTGTTTTTCAATTAGACCTTTAGTGACTGCTGCTTGGTTGCCCACCAGCGTACCGATAAGCTTAAAGATAAAACCAGAAGCTCCTCCGCCTAACATTGCTAATAATTCTGTACTCATTACTTTTTCTTTTTAAAGCCACGTTTCATATTACTATACGATTTTGCAGATATAGTAGATTTAGACTTAGGACGACTAGTCCCAGCTTTCTTACGTTTGTTTATGTTTTCGTATAAACTCATTTTTTAAATATTATTAAGGTTAATAAAGCAAGACCCATTACAAGTCCTATAAAAGACGGTTCTGGTACGGCTGGATAAGGAGCATCGAACCTGTAATCTAGTTCTTGCCAACCATATTGCACATTGTCGTACTGTATACCGTCCCACTCTTGTCTATCTAACAATGGTATATAATAGTACCACTCCCACTCAGGCTCTATAACCAATAACGGTCTTGTTGTAATCTGGTCACTCATTTTTTAAATATAGATGCAATTTCTTTTATAAATTTAGAAATTATGTTATTTTTAGGTAGGAACATGGCTATAATAGACAAAATACCCACATAGGCAAGCCCCATTGCCCATAAATCATCTTTGTATGTACTAAATATGTGTTTAAAAAATTCCATTAGTTTGTTGGTGATACTTGTCTATGGGGTGTGATATCGTCTTCCATAGGGTCAATTGGTGTTTCTACAATAGGTATTTCTTGTTTGACTTCTTTCTTTGGTTCCTCTTTACTCTCTTCTAATGACTCTTCTTGCTTTGTTTCTTCCTTTGGCTCTTCTTGTGGCTTTGATTCTGTTTCTTCGTTACTTCTTAGATGGTTGCTTCGATTCTTCAGACTTTTCCTGAGCTTGTTCTTACTTGGCTCTTGTGTTGGTGTCGGCTCTACACTATTCGGCTGCTTTGTATCAACAGCGTTATCGGTATCGACGTCAACGGATGACCCTGTGGGATCCTCAATCGCAGCAACTCGTTCAGAAATCATTTCCTGCCCCCAAGAATGCAAGTCGTCAAAGTCGACAAAAGACTCAAAGAAAGCAGGAGGTTCAATAACCCCTTCGTACACATCTTCTGCTACTTGTGCTACAACTAACTCTGTGTAAGTAACAGCTAACTCTGTTTGTGCTACAGCTGCAGTGCCTACAGCCATTGTCCCAGCGGTCCCAAGGGACGATATCTTCTCTACTACTGGAAACTCTTTTAGCCTATCTAGTAAGGTTCTTGCTCCAGCCTTTGCTGCTTTAGAATGCTGAGAGGCTTCTTCTTTTAAACCATCGTCACCTAGTATTTTTTCTAGCGACTCTTTAAGGTCTTGTAAATTCTTCTTTGCCTCCTTACCGTCCATTCTTTAACTCCCTTACTATCTTTATAATCGACAAGACCATAAATGTAAGAGTCGCTAAACCGACAAATAAACTAATAACTTGATCTACGCCCTGTAACCAAATACTGGCAATAAACCCTGATACTCCTACTGATGACCTGTAAATTATTTCTTCCATGTTTGTAAATAGCGTGTCAATTAAAGATGGGTGCATTAACCTCTGTAACCATTGTGGCTTGTTCTTCTTCAGTAAGAGTCGTGTAGTCAGTAACCTCTAAAGCAAACTCATCGTCATATGTTATAAAAGGTAAGGTAGCAAATTTTATTGTACTACTTGAATCCGAAAAGAAAGGTAAGCCTATTGCTTCACCCTCTTGCAA